TGTGCCTCTAATGGGATAATTTTATAATCTTCATCATCAAACTGTACAGAAATATAGATTTCACTAGAATTACGGATTGCTTCCTTAGGGTACTTTGTCTTGACAATCTTATCCTCAGAAATAGGATTCATAACAGAATTGAACTTATACACATCAACTCTGTCAATGTATTCAGGAGGAATGCTTTCTGAGAACGAGTAGACGCCTATGAAAGAATGATTGGAAAGTTCAGAGACTTCAGATTTTAGGACAACAATTGCATACTGACCACTTTCCCTGTTGAACCCACGTCCATGTTTCTGAGCAAGATTTAGATCAGAGGTTGTCCATATTGTTTTCTCATCTTCAACAATAGATTCAGAGATAGCCTTGTTAATATCTAGGCCGTTTTCTAATATACTATCAATGACCTTCAAGTTTGTTCCATGAAACAAATTAGAGCTTCCACGAGGAAGGCTTCCGCCAACCTTTCCAGGCCTCCCCTTGTGGTCCTCAAATGTCTGCTTGAACAGTTTCCGCAGGGATGTATCCATCATTCACTCTCCATAGAGATACCTGAGTGCCCAACCCATCCTCTTGTAATGTCTCCATTCCGGGAAGTCCTCATTGAAGTTTCTTGTGACATAGATGTTGCCATTATCACTCCAGAAGATGACCTTGCTGGGCCCGTCATTCATGGGCATGTCATCTGTACTCCATCTCGCACAGGCAGCCGTGCCAGCAGGCAGCGCCGCCAATCGGTGTGATTGCCCAGATGGACTGCCAGCCCTTGCGAGCCAGCTCCACGCAACCGTGACGACGCTCGGTGCTGCGGCAGTGCTCCGCTGCCGTGAGTCGTCGGCGGGCCTGCGTGAACCCGCTGCGCCTGGCGTCCCACAGCTTCCAGTTCTCAAAGATGCTGTTGATGCGCTTGCCCAGGGAGCAGGCCGCGTTCAGGATCCTGCCATCCAACGGGACGCTTCCATTCGCCACCTGCTTGGCGTACATCCCGAACTTGGAGTTCTCCTCTTCGATCACACGCAGGAACTCGCGCTCTTCCTCCAGGCTCATGGGGTTGCTGGAACCCCTGGCTATGTCGATGGCGGCTCTGTAGGAGTACTTCATCAGGCGAGTGGTGCCGCCGTACCATTCCTGCACAGTGATCTGTCCGGTGACCAGCGGTTGCGCCAACTCGCGCTGTACCTTACAGATGTTGGCTGCAAAGCGCGTGATGTCCAGCTTGATGCTGTGCAGTGGGACAACCTGCTTGCGCAGGCCCCTCACCTGACGGTAATACTTCTTGGACTCATTGTTGAAGGAGTAGCGGATCTTCGTGCGGCGGGAGCCGAAGTCGATCAAGTCCTTGCGGGAGGCATACACCTGCCAGAACCTGCGAACCTGGAAGTCCTCCTCCTCGCCAAAGTCTGCAAAGTAGCGGTGGGCCCGGATAGGATCCAGGACACGTAGGTTCTCACTGAGGAAGTTCTGGGGGGAGCGCAAAAGAGTGGGCATATTACAGTTTAGAGAGTTCTTCCATAAGAGAGTCTAGTTCAGATTGCATATTTTCCCACTTTACGTCCCCCTTATCTATTGTAGGGGAGTTAGGAAGGAAATTCTCTGATCTCATATCTCCTATAGCAACAAGGTGTCCATTGTAACCACTATTCCATTCTACAATCACTTTGTAATCTCCGTGTTTACTTGTTGAAACTTTCTTAGTTGCTGTATCGCGGGATCTAGACCAACCTGAAGGTAGTTTACCTCTTTCAGAAAATACTTCCTCAGTAGGTGCTTGGATCTTTCCACCACTTCCACTTCTCGGTTGACTTCCGCCAACCTTTCCGGGTCTACCCTTGTGGCCTTCAAACTTCTGTTGAAATAACTTACGTAAACTGATACCACTCATAGCGATTTTCCTTTCTTTCCATTCTTCTGCACTAGGTTGGAGAACTTTGAGTCAATCTGCTTTGATTACTCCTGTCGCTGACCATCTATGTCCAGCTTGAACTCCTCCCTCTCCACAAAGTCACGCTGTTCACGTTCCATGGGGGATTCGTCCTCCATGTCGACCTCTTCGCGAGCCGGGAGCCCCGCCTTCACGCGCCACTCGTTGACATCCAGGGCTGTCTCCGGCACCCCACCGCTGACAGAGCTTGCACCCGTCGCCAGCAGGTTCGCATAGGTGGCCTTCTCGATGTCCGTCATGGAGTAGACTGGATACCACTCATATTTCCATTCCTTGCTGGAGTTCTCAGGGGTAGGCAGGACGCCGTATGTAATGCACCACATGAGGAAGGGGTCCAGGATCTCGGGCTCGGCAAAGTTCATCCGGCGACTCTCCATCTCCCCGTTCCATTCCTGCATGTCCTGACTGGAAGCCAACTCTCCGCGCTCGCTTCCAAACAGGATGCGCTGTGGGACACCCACCGTCCCCGCGAAGTCCTCCTTGAGGACGTTGTAGATCTGCTCGATGTTCACGGTCTGCGTTCCAAGGTTGTTTACGTCCAATCCCTTGAGCACCGCATAGCGCTGCATCCGGTGGAAGTACTTCTGCATCTGCTCCGCCATGTACTTGCCTTCCGGGGAGCCCTCGTCAGGGATGTCAATGCCCTCCTGCGTGGAGAACAGCATCCCGCCCCACACTGCCAGCCAGGCTGCCTCTGCTCCACCACCCGTGACCTTCTCCAGATCAAACAATCGGTTGAGTGGAGCCTGCAAGCGCGGCGTGCCGTAGATGCGGGAGCCCAGCCTGTCCTCGCTGATGTGGACCACCCTGGTGTAATGGACGTTCGTCCCGCCTGGCATGGGCACGCCAATGTCCTCCTCGTTGAACGCCACCGTGTAGCTCTCGGGCATGCCGAACTTCTCGTTCTTCGTGTCGCCAATCAGTCTCTGGATCACGGACTGGTTCTCGTTGTAAGCAGCCACATAGAACAGCCCGTCGTTCTTCTTGACGGGCTGGCTGTAGTCGTCTCCACTGGCTCCCAGGAACAGGATGGAGTACCTCCCGATCTGGCACATGATGTCGGCTTGCCGCATGACCTGCAAGATGCCCAACCGCTTGGAGAGAGCCATCCACTCCTTCAGGAACGGGGTGGAGCCCTTGTCCAGCTGGTCGGAGCGCTCCTCCCCGTCGATCAGCACGGGCATCCTGTTCCAGGTGGAGGTGGCATACTTCTTGATGACGCGGTGCCCCAGGCCGTGCCGGTCATAGATGTTCTGGTAATCCTGGAAGTCTGCAAAACGCTTGTAGCCAAACGTCTCGTAAAGGTCGCGCTCCCCCCCGAACTGCACACCCAGACGGCTGCCCAGCATGGATCGGGAGAGCAGCTGGGAGTTCTGCAGTATGCGCTGCATGGAGGCGCTCAGCTCGGCGTCCATCTGCTGTTCGTTCTGGGTTGTCCTTTTCTTCTTGCGGGTGGTTGGTCTCTTGGCAGTAGGCATAAATCAGCTCCTTGCTTCAGGGAAGTATACATCCATTTCAGGCTTCTGGGGATCACAAGCCGGTGACATGGAAGATGCCCAAGATGCCCTTGTCCTTACCAGCTGCATAATCTATCCCAAAGGCTCCTGGCATGAACCTCCACTCCACTTTCCATTGTGCAACAGGCTCTTCCAGGGGAGGCACCCGATAGACTCCATCCTCCCCTGGAACAGCATCCAGGACTTCATAGTCACCATCTGGATAATGTCCAAACACCTCTTTATAGGTTTCGCGGTCGAATATGCTAGCCATCTTTCACTTCCTCATACACCTGATTGAAGATATCCAATCCACAGGTGAACAGGTTTCCCTGCTCATCATTCATGAGCATATGCTGGGGAGTGAATCGCATGGTTTCCCCAGACTCCCCTGGAACAAGGTAGCAGGCGTCGCTCTCGTGCGTGACGGGTTTCCCTTTGTACTCGAACGACCAGGGCATCCCGTTCTTTCCATGGAGTGGAGTACCACTGCTTCTCCCGATCTCCACCAACTCTTCAAATGTGATCGCCTCCACGTGTTCGGGTTTTGAGACATACCTAGCCATCCTTCGCTCCTTTCACGATCTGCTCGTAATACTCCGGCAGGACAAAGTTGGTCACTCGTCCAGGGCCACCCCTCTCGTACAGCACCATGTTCTGCCGGTACCAGAGCTCCACTTCCTCATGATGGACGACGGTCAGGGCGAGCTTGACGGAGTTGTCCGTGGTGCCGAACCCATTCTTGTAGAACAGCTCGGCCCACCACTCCTGCCACTGCTCATTCACGTGACCACTGCCACCTTGATAGGGGATGGCTGCCGAGAACAAGACGCGGTCACTGAGCGAGCAGAGGTACTCCACCAAAGGCTCGGCCCGGCTGGGATGCAGGTGCTCCGCCACCTCCAGGCAAAGGGCCAGGTCAAACTTCTTTGGAGGGACAACGAACTCCCTGTTGAGATTGCATTCAACGTAGCTCCCGTAAGGGATGAGCAGTTTATCCTTGTCGATGCGATAGTCTATGCCAATGTAATCAGGATTGCCGTTGCTCCACTCGCCCACGCCGCACCCCACGTCGATCACGGAGCCAACCTGGAACGGCAAGGCCTCCATGACGATCCTGGCAGAGCGCATTGCACCCTCGCTGATCTCGCGATAGTATCGGTTGGTGTACTGATGCCGCCAGGGCCAGGTGTCCACGTAAGCCCGCAGCTCGCTCGCACTCATGCTGAACACCTTCTTCTGCTCGATCACATTCGCATTGAAGTAAGGGTTCTTTGGAGAGGAGTTCGGTCCCACGTGATGGTTCATGTGGAACAGCGGGCCCTGGATGCGCTCCACCCTGTACCCCAGCTTCTTGGCGCGATCCAATCGCTCTCCGTCCTCAGGTCCAAAAGAAACCATGTACTCGTTCTCCATCCCGGCATCGATGAAGGCCTCCTTGTTCCAAAGGACAGCCCCACCCGAGCTGTTCTCGGAAGGATCCCTTCCCTTGAAGAACGTGTTGCCCACCACGCCGATGTCAAAGGACTTCTGGAGCTTCGGGAACCATTCCAACCTTGGCATCCTCGCGAAGCCTCCATCGTACGGGTATGCCATGTCGGCCCCATTGCGCAGGGCCTCCACTGCCAGCAGCACCTGCATTGGTGCAACGATCACGTCTGCGTCCCAGTTGGCGACGTAGGGTGTCCCGGCCCTGTTGCACATATCGTTGAGCATCTTGGTCCGATGGAAGACGTTGCCCGCGTGCACCATGTAGGTGGCCCAGGACTCCACGTACTTGAACTTGTTGCCACCCTGCTCGCTGACAATGAGCTGGGTCTCGAAGGAGTTCAACAGCAAGTAGCAGATGAGGTCCAGGTTCTCCTTGCGGAACGGATGGTCAAAGTAAACAGGGATGGTAAACGTGACGTCCTTGAGGGGAATCTTGTAGCTCTCCCTGTTGTAAGAGATCCATCTTGCCGGACGATAGTCGTTGGCGTTCTTACGTGCCAGCTTCCCGGCAAACATATGCCCACTGTGAACGACCTTGGTGTGCTTCTTCTCCCCGAGCCAGGCGCACCACCAGCCGAAGCTGGAGTTACTTATGATGAAGTGGTCGCAGAGGGAGGCCAGTGCCATGTCCTGGATGTCCGTATTGTTGCCCTCCGAGAACGTTACATTGGGCAGGCAGCCAAAGTGGACTTTACAGTACTCCACGTCATCGCTGATGACCAGGATGTCCATGTCCCTCCAGTTGGGGAAGTGCTCCAGTAAGGCGCAGATGTAATACGTGATCGGCAGCTGGTGGTAATTGGGATTTCCAACGTAGTCCCCACGCCGCACCTGGATGCACACCGTCTCGTGAGTGAACAGTCCAGGCACCCTGGACTTCACCTCCTGGACGAACTCCTCTTTCAGCTTCAACTTAGTGGAGCCGAAATACTTCTCGGACTGCAAGAATCCCATCACGTCCACGTCTCCGGCGATCTCCCAGTCATGATAGTGGAAGTACTTCTCCTGGACAACGTTGCTGCTCATGGGCCCGTGCGGGAGGCTGATGTCAAAGTAACGCTCGTATTCCCATTGCGGGAAGGCAGCCGTGGTGCCGTGCTTCTCCGCCAGGCCCAGTGTGGACGCCACCTGGAACAGCTGGTTGCCCAGCCTGCCGTTCTTGCCAAGGGTGCTGTGACTGATGATCATGATGAGCTCTCCCTGCAATACACCATCTCGTAATAGTTCCCGACGGGCAGCGGACATACAACTCGCTCCAGCTCTACGTATCCATTCATGGACATGAAACGTTCGATGTCCACCAGCTTGCAGCATCCCCGATAGGACTCGAAGTCCGCCACTTCCAATTGGATGTAGTCGAAGTTGCACAGCATGGGGATGCTGCCCTCCAGGATCCGCAGCTCCGCGCCCTGCACATCCAACAGCAAAGCCTGATAGCATCCCGGATCAATCCGCTCCCTCCTGAGCAGGGTGGGCAGCGTGACGGTCGGCAACGGGATGGAGTCCACGTAATGGATCTCCGGGAAGATCTCCTGGTGCTGAGCCAGGGCCAGGATGGAGGAAGAGATGCCCTGGTTGGAGGCAACATGCAAGGTCTCCAATCTGTCGTCCCTCTCGGAGAGCAGGGCTCGAACAGCCCGCTGCCTGGGGAATTCCCGTAGGTTCTCCACCAATGCGTCAAACACTTCCGGGATCGGCTCGATCCACAGCACATGCAGACTGTGCTCCGCATACAGCTCCCTCTCCTGCCCGGCATTCGCACCAACATGGATGATGCCGGTGATGCGCTCCAGGAACATCGGGCTCCCCGCCTCGTCATGCATGTTGCTCACCATTCTCCTCGTTGAAGGACTTTGCAATCAAGAGGGCCTTGTTGACCTTCTCAGAGACGACGTCGCCCGACTCCATGCAAACAACGTAGCTGCCGCTGGAGAAGTCGATCTGGGACTTGCCACCCATGAGCGGGCGCACGGTCTTGATGTTGATGGTGTTCACCCAGAACTTTTCCATGCGTTCGTTGGTCAGCTCAATCAGCATGGCTGGCCTCCTGAAGATCCGCTTCCTCGCTGAGCTGCTGCCGGATCACGTTGGCGGCCCGGATGGCGGAGTGCCCCAAGTGCGGGAACAGGTCGTTGATGGCTTTCCGGCGCTGCGGCAGGAACAGCGTGGGATCCGACAACGTCCTGCTGATGGCTCCCTTCAGGTCGACAGGATGATCCACCTGGATGCCGATGTCGGAGTAGTCCCAGAAGCGCAAGCCGAACTGCTTGTCCTTCCGGAACCAGGGCGCGTTCAGCACCACCACAGGCTTGCCCGTGACAAGGAACTCGTACAGGGTGGAGCTCAGGTCGTTCACATACACGTCCGCTAGCTCCAGCACCTGCCGGAAGTCCTCGATGAACGGCACGCCAACGGATTGATAGAACGCAATGTCCCTGTCCCTGCTCAACGGGTGGCCGTGCGCAATCAGGTTGAAGCTCTTCTTCAGCTCCAGCACGGAGTCGGCATAGTGCTCGAAGGCCGAGCTGGCCTCCGGAGGCTTGCGGTGCTTGTGCCCATGATGGAAGCTGATGCACACCACTGGGGGACGATGACGCTCGAACATTGCTCCGTGCATCCAGTCCAGCTTTGGTGTCCCGATGACCTCGCAGGGCGTGTCGCGGACAGTATGGATCCTGTCGGCAGTGTACTGATTGGGTGGAAGGAACAGGCTGACAAGGTCGCGATCTCCTGGTCCATCCGGATAGGCGCTGGTGCCGAAGCCGTGCCCCGTACCGTGCTCCATCATGAAGATGCGACGCTCCGGGCTCACCCTGTGCGCGTACTTCATGTCCCCGTATGCGCAGACCAGGATGGGATTCAAGCCGTAAGTGGCCGGGCTGTTCCTCTCGTAGCTGAACAGATACAGATGGTTCTTGAGCTTGCGTTGGGCGTGCCCGACCAGGTGCTGCGGGACATAGAAGGTGCCCACGTTGTCGTCCACCAGCGCGTCCCAGACGGGAGCAATGTGGTCAATATAGTGCGCCTGGGTAGCAAGGAAGTCAATCTGCTCCATTGGTCACCTCCGGGACAATGCTCTCGTCCGCGAAGACCATCTGGAAGGAGCCGCTGCCACTCGGATCAATCTTGCGCATATACACACGCTTGACGCCAGGCTTCCAGTTGCCCACATGTATGATCTCCCAGCCGTCGAAGTCGGAGGCTTCCGTTGCAGTGCAACTCCCTCCCGGATCGTCTTCATTCCGGATGATCATCGGTGCTGTCCTCATGGTAGCTGAGATCCACTGGTGTGCCATCATCGTTGAACAATGTGACGGTCACGGGACTGGGACTGTCCGGTTCGTAAATAGGCTCGGCCTCCGGGAAGGTTGCCCGGAACACCGCCATCACGCCCTCGACGAACTCCAATCGCTGTTCCGCCAGGGCATCCGGAACTTTCACACGTATGTCGATGTGCATCTTCATGACTCCTCCTTCTTGAACCATTCATGACTGCTCATTAGGCTGATGATCTTGTCAGCCTCAGCCCGAGCCTCCTCCTTCTCGCGCTCGGGGAGATTCTTGTACAGCGTGTTGGACTTCCACGTCCATTCTCGGGCCAGGACTGCCGGGATGGTCACCGATCCGTCTGGGTACAGCGTGCTCTTGCCCAGGACGTTCTGCATGCGGGCGGACCAGGCCGCATGCACATGCCTTGCCAGGGCTTCCTGCAAAATGTTCATACGAGGAAAGCACCTATCGTCAGCATGCACAATCCAGCATCCGTCCAGTTCACCCTGTTCCCAAAGAGAACCAGGTTCGCACCCAGTGCTCCAGCCGCAAAGAAGATCGCGGCCAATACAAAGAATATAACTGATGGCATGGTTCACTCCTATCTATAAACTCACTTGACATCCGTATCAAGTGGTAACGACACTGCTTCGCCCTGCATGAGCCCTTCCTCCTGGACCTGTCTCTTGACGCTCGGTAGCCAGGTGTTCTGATAGCCGTCCCGCACCCCGTTGCGATAGGAGCTCTTCACGGCGACGACGACAAAGAACATCATGAACACCAGGGACAGGAACACAAGGACAGCCGTGAGCCAGAACGCAGTATTGCTCATCCGAATAATCCCTGGCCCCAGGCTCCGGCCTTCTTCTTGGCTTTGCCGATGAGATCCTGCCACACCCACCACCAGCTGTCCGCGACGTCCAGTGGCGGGTTCGGGAAGCGCCGCAGGGCCTTCTGGATCACCTCGTGTGTGCCTAACATATGCTTCACCTTTCCGCGTTCATACTCCGTGAGGAGCTGTCCGTTGCGTTCGATCTTAGGCCCGTCCCCGGCACCAGCCTTGGCGTCCGTGAACTTTGGAAGACTGACCGGAGGCACATTGGGACGACCAGGGTTGGCCTCTCTCCATTCCTTTTCCAATTTCTTGATGACCTCGGCTGCTGCCAGTTTATACACACTCTTCCATGTGTCGCCACCCTGGTTGGTCTCCACGCCGATCTGCTCGCATCCCCATTGGTGCGCCTTGTAGATGCCGCGTTCCAAGACCTTCTCGGGAGAGTCGATGCCCTCCCACCAATAGAGCCCAATCAGGTTGTCCTCGTAATCCAATCCACCGATGGAGATGCCCTGGCTGGCGCTCTCGGGCTTGTCCGTGATGGCGGGATCGATCCAACATACGATCCGCTTGAGCTTGGGCAGCTCCTCGTACTTGATCTTCCACCACTCCACTCCATCCCAGATGCCACCCGTGAGATCCACCTCGTGCTGAGCCTCCCTGCGGAAGGCGCTGATCCCCCACAGGTTGATCTGGGACTGACACGTTGCAAGATCCTGCCCGGCCCAGGTGGGTGTTCCATCCGTGATGACGAACAGGTGATCCCGGAGCTCGTACGCGAAGTCGTCGATGGCCGGGAACGGACCACTGACAATCCGGTCGCGTAAGAAGTCTGCCCGCATATCCAATAACCGACTGGCGATGCTGTCCGCACTGATCATGTTCTGGATGAACAACACCGCACAGTTCTTCGATCCACTCGGCAGGACGGTATCCGTGATCGTCTGCATCTTTTTCAACGTCACCTTGGGGGACTCGAACTTCTCGTCTATGTCATCCAATATGATGACGTCGGGACGGACCTCGTCGATCTTGATACCCCGCAACCCACTGTCCAATCCGAACGCATCCACTGAAAACCCATTAGCGGCCTGGAGGTGTTCCCTGCGCCAGCCCTTTACGTTGCCGAACTTGCCACGCGCCCGCATGGACATCTTGTGATAATACTCGCCGAACTTCTTGGACTCGATCATGCCGGCAATGTTCGCCACGTGCGTATCGGCCTTATCTTGCGTGGAACTAACATAAAGAGCGTATCGTCTACGCTCTTCCGCACCCAACCAGACTGTCCCAGCCTCCGCATTGGTGGACTTCGCACCACCTCGTCCCCAGAACGCCAGGAAGGCCTGGACGTAGTTATCCAATGTCAGGGAGCTGATCCAACCCCAGAGCTCCTCATGTCGATACGCGAACGGCGCACTGAAGTAGTTCGGGAACAGCGTGACGCACCAGTCCTTCCAATGAGCAGGAGCCTTGAGCTGCTTGCCCGTTCGACGACGATGGCGCAGCTCCAGCTCGGCCTGGATCATGTTCTGGAGGTTGCTATGTGGCTGTTCCATCGGCCATCTTCTGTGCAAAATAATTGTGGAGTTCTGCTATCTCCTGTTGGTGCCACCGCTGTCGGTCAGCCAACTGCATTGCATGATCTTGCCGGAGCCTTGCCAGATCCATCTGATAGTCGCGATGGATGAGATTCCTCGCCTGCTCCTCCTTCTGTTCATGCGGGAACTTGTAGAAGTCGTCAAAGGGTTCCAACACGTACGGTTCAAACTGGAGCTTCATATTCGGCATCTACGATCTCCTCGTCTTCATTCACATCTGGGAGCTTGTCCAATAGTATCTGCAGGGTGTCCTCCCCGGCCCCGATGCGTTCCAATTCTGCATCCGTCAGCTTGGACCGGAAGCGCGCTACTAAACTTTCTGAGATCTGTGCATTGATATTGAGATTAGGTACCTTCCCGTACACGCGCTCCAGGAACATCGCAATCTTCTCCGGGCGCTTAGACGTCGCTAAGGAAAGCATAATGGATTCCACCATGTTCATGTCGTCCGGGTTCATCTCCAATTGCTCGGCGATCTCGCGCTCCTCCTTGTTCAAGTATCTCCTGACGGAAGCCTTAGCGATGCGCTTGCCGATCTCTTTGAGCACATCCCTTGGGCGACCGTTAGGATTGCCAGATTGCCCTGGCTTGAATTTGAAAGGGACAGCAGCTTCTGGCAGAGTTCTCTTTTCCTGCTTTTTACCTGTTACCTGGATTTCCCGAGTGACAATATCAGAGCCGATAGCAACTCCCGGCTGCTCGTCAATCGGTATTGGGATATTCTTACCTTTATCGTTTGATTTCTTTTTTCTCATGGGGTCATTTTAGATCTAGTCAATGTTCCCCAGCAAGGGTGGAATGGATTGCCGACCTGGAACTGGAATTAGATTACTACACTTGTTACACTTACTACAGTTGCTACACTTGCTACACTGGAGCCCTATTTTAGCTCCCGTAGATTATACTCACCCACCGAGTAACCCTAAAAAATGCCTTTTCTTGTGTGTTACACGTGCTACACTTACTACACTTGCTACAGTAGAACGTGCCAGAGCCCTTTGAACTGGACGTTCCTGACTGCACGCGGGCTCTTATTGGATCACATTGGATGGACAACATTGGATCACGTTTATAAATATTTGTGCCAGCCTGGAACCATATTTTCCTGTTGAATTATTTCTATAATCCATTTACCCTACTGCCAATTGAACCTTTTAGAACGCAGTAGTGTAAAAATGGGTAAGGCCATGTTGTACCTAGCTTTACTATACTTACTGTAGTAAGTGTAGTAAGTGTAGGACGTTTGACACACGAAAAACCTCCTACACTGGCCCGTAAATGTAAAACAAATGTTCTATTTTAGGGGTAAGCTGGGAGGGGATTTTGCCCCTTTACAAAACGGGCGAAAAAGGTAGAATTGACCCCGAGGACGGGCT